TACACTTGCCATATTTATTTACCTCTATGCTGCTACGTCTGTCCAAGAAGGATCCTGACTAGGTGATATTGCACTAAAATTAGGAGTTTGGCTAGGTATAATCTGCCCCCATACAACAGGAAAGTCTGTTATAGCGGTTACTAACCCAGTTGCACTTACTCCAGTTACTTCTACATTTGCTTCTCCAACAGTGACTGCTGTTGCACTATTTACAGAAGCGGTCATCGTTACCATTGTATTTGTGGTAAAGAAACTACCTAATGCAGAAATTCCTGCAACCCCTGTAACAGAAACATTAGCTTCTCCGACTGTTGTTACTGAACCAACCGCAGAGGTTCCTGCAACCCCAGTAACGCTTACATTAGCTGCTCCGACTACTGTTGAAGACCCTATGGCTCCTGTTGCACTTACTCCTACGTTTGTAGAAAATATATTACCTAACGCAGAGGTTCCTGCAACCCCTGTAACAGAAACACTTATAGATGTAATACCTGTTACAGCACCAACACTACCTGTAGCCGTAACCGAATAAGCTACGTTTGTATTCCAAGTTCCAGTGTTCCAACCTTGTACGGAACTGTTCCAGCCTTGAAATGCAGCTACGTTGTTGATAGACATTAGGCTATCCTGATGATCGCATTACTCGCATCAGCCGTAGGAAATACAACGGTGAAGTCTCCAGAGCTTGCTGCTTTGTCTGCACCAAAATCTAAAACCGCTAAAGAAGGATCTCCTGTTGCGGTATCGTTAAATATCAACGCTCCTCGAACAGCGGATATGGTAACAGTGCTAAACACCTCATCTGCGAAATCAACCAAAGCCGTTGTGCCACTCGCTACAGGAGTAACAGGAGCAAGTGCCTGACCTTTTGCTGAGTAGTTCGTTCCACTAATTTCATTGCTTGATGTGTAAGCTGTTGTTGCTGCTGTAAAACTTGCACTATTATCATAAAGTGCAATATTGAAAGTATTTCCTGTCGTTGCCGTAAGATTATGAACACCCTTCATTAACTCTACTTTAAAGGACGTACACAAAAAATTACCAGTAAAAGCCATTACATTCTCCTTATATATTCTGCAAGCTTCGGGTTTCCTGAGTCTTTAATTGCATTATATACAGTAGTTCTATCACTTTTAATAGCCTGAACCATATAAATTGCAATAATTTTCTCCATTTCTTTTCGGTAGGCATGAGCCTGTTCTCGTATTGCAGGATGTGCATTGTCAGATATACCTATAATCTTATTAACGCATCGCATCGCTGTTTCTTCAGGAGTAAACCCCCTGTTATCCGTAGTTTGAACTCCTACGGATCCAACAGTAATTCCTATTGGTTCTGTTAACATTACGTTTTAGCCTTTCTTATCTGACCTGATGTGTACTCATCACTAACTTCTTGCGCTTCACCAAGATTCTTTAATCTTTGAAGAGCCTCCCCAAGTCGTGCATTGTACATTCCCATTACATCTTGTTCGCCCTTCATATAGATATAACATTCTACTAAAGAGGCATACAACAAAGCTATTTCTGCATTATCACTCAACCAAGACACCGTTGTGTCGGCTCCAATAGATGACAAAGTACCTGTAGCTCCACTAGAGCTTCCTGTAATTGTTTCGCCCACAGTAAAAGATCCGCTAGGTATTCCTACTGTAAGAATTGTTGAAGAATTAACTTCACTCACAGAACTAGATTGTCCACTTGTTCCTCCAGTAATAGTATCGCTAGTAGTAAAAGTTCCTGTTACGGAGGTTAACGTAAGTTGAAATAAACTAGAAGTAATGCTTGTTGGTCTATAAAAGTAACTTAAAGAAGTTGTGTACCCACTGTCAGGAGTAGGAGCCAAAACAAAACTATTTATGTCAAATTGAGCGTAATATCTAGGAGTTCCTGTAGTAGAAACACTTGGATTAAAAGATTGAATAAACTCAAGTTCTTTAAACTGTAGGTACTCATAGCTACTGCTATTTGTTACGCTAAGAGAAAAAGGAGCTAAAAAATCAGAAGGGACTGTAAGGTATTGGTTTGATGAAGTCATACTTCCAGAAACATTTTTTTGAAATACGTTTAGCTGGACAGACTTAATTATTCTTTCTTCACCAAGTCTTATAAATATAGGCAAATTAGAAATAAAAGAAGTTTCATCATTCTGAGTGTAGTCTTGCAAAGTAGATTTTAAAGTTGAATATGTAAAACTCATGTTGTCACCGTCACACTTCCCACGCTTGATGTAGCTTCAAAAGATGTTAGTTCTGTCCCTAATATACCATTTCCAATATTAGTATATACTGTAAATTTTACATTGTCATCTGATTGATCGGGTCTTGCATTTTTTATACCTTCAGGATCTGGTCTTTTTCTCAAAGGAGTTAATTGAGGATGTTTTTCTTCCCACTCATCTTTTCCTACAAGAAAACCATTCCATTCTTTTCGCATATCACGCAAACGATAACGAAACCCAGATCTATCTGATATTCCATAAGCATATTTACCTGACGCAAATTTAGACAACTCTATAATCCCCTAATGCTGGACTAATTCTTACAGAGGCTCTATCTCTATCCTCTGATATAGCTCTTTCAAACTCTTCTTCATAAACAGCTTTTAACATTTGTATTCTGCTAGGCGCTCTTTTTATTGCTATATAATAAGCTAAACCAGCAGCTAAACATGGGTAAAAACGAAATGGTATTTCTAAAGTGTTCGTAAAATTGTCAGCATCATCCATTCTTGTTAAAGCATCAAAGTACAAAACATCTGTGCTATTTTCTGGAAGGGGCCATATTTTAAGATTAGGAGTTATTTGCCTATCTAAAAAGAATTGAGTTGGTCTACCTGTGGTAGCCTTATTTGGTATTGCTAAGTAAGTATCTCTGCTTATTCTTTCTAAAGAATAATAAATTCCACTTCTTAAAACAGACATAGATAAAATGTCTATAATGTTTGTTCCTAAAGAATATTCTCCATCACTAGCTGTTAACGCTTGTGTGGATTGAGTAATAGTCCATTGATTTAAGCCTCTATTAGCCCATTCCGCTAACATAATGTTTAAAGACCTTTTCGCTGATTTAAGGTCATAACCTGTTTTAACCTCTAAGCCACAACGCTCAAAAGCTTCTTCAATGTATTCTACTACATCTAATTCAAAATTTACTGACCCAGAAACTGCCATTGTTTACCTTTCTACGACTGAGTAACCGCACCTTTTGTTCTTTTTCTTTTTTGTGGCATAATAGCACCACAGCCTCTTGCTACAGCCGTTCCTTTTACATTTTTTCCTTTAAATTTTCTTTTAGGCTTTGTTACTTCTCCACCATATCTTAAATTTTTTACCGTCGCTTTTTCCGTGTTTTTGACGACTGTTTTACCTTTTGAACCTTCTCTTTTTTTCTTTCGGGCTGTTTTTGCTCTTTCTTCTTTTGAAAGCGACTTGGCTTTAGCCATTGGAAGGCACCTGTCAGGGCGTTCTTTATTCTTTGAAGTACCGCACTCACCTTTAATTTCACCATCTGTTCCTATCCTAACCCATTTTTGATCTAACCATTTTTTTAATTCACCCATTATGCTTTTCTGCCTTTTCTTTTCCCACCTTTAGATTTTTTGGCATAGTTTGGGTCTTTGCAATATTTTGAAGCAGCAAGGTTTGCATAAGCTGATGGGTATGTATCAAAAGTTCTTTTTGCCCATGCTTTTCCTTCAGGACAAATTTTACTTCCTTTACTTTTACTGGAAGCTTTACCGCCTTTTTTATAGTAAGTTAAACCTTTAGGCATATCGTTAGGTGGTTTAGATATTTGTTGTGACATTTGACTTCTACCTATAGCCATTTAACATCTCCATCTTTTTCTTGCTTGCCGTAAACGGCTGTTAGGATCTTTTGCTGCTTTAGGAAACTTTTTCATTTGACCAGCAGAACGAGCGCAATAAGACTTTCTTCTTTTTGCATCCTTACTTCCAGCCTTTACCTTACCAGTAACGGCTGTTTTTAATTTAGATCCGGGGTTTTTCTTTCTATAAGCTTTTACCCCAGCCTTAGTCATTCCAGCCCCTTTATCTGTGGGACGAAAATTCTTCTTATTTCTTTTTGGCATTTCTCCTTTAGAAGCCATAATTAACTCCTATGCAAAGAAGAAACTCATCATATCAATTGTTCCAACAGTATATTTAATAGTCAAACCATCTTTAAATAATATACCTTCAGAAGGAATAGTGTTGTCTAATGTTGTATTATCTGTCCCAATTGTTCTTGCTTTAAACAAAGTAGTCCCACTTTCAGGAGTTCCATCAATAAAATCTATAACTCCTGCAGTTCCACCAGAGACTATTGAATAGCCTTTTAAACGTATTCTTGCACCACCAGCAACAGACTGTGCAGCACTTGCAATAGACCCTACTTCAATATTAGCTGCAAATTGTGCAGAGCTTGTAACAGAAGTAACTGTTTTAAAAAATGTAGCTCCATCAACAGCTTCAGCGGAACCAGTAGAGGTAATGACTTCTGTAACAGCGTTATCAAAAACATCAGTACCTACTATGGTATTGGTCTTTCCATTATCTCCAGTTCCTGCAGTTGTAACACTTAGCACTCTAGCCCCACCTGAAGCAAAAGAAGTATTCGCTAGTGTCGCTGTGGTGTTTGGTCTAGCAGCAGTAACAATAAAATTATCGTCGGCAGCAACTTCATCACTTATAAACGATACTTGTACGTCTGATTGTATACCCATATTAATCTCCTATAGATGAGGGAGGGGCGTTAACCCCTCCAAATTAAACATTAGGCTGCGAAAACAAACGTACCTGTAGTACCTGCACCAAGACTTTGAAAGTTATACGAAACATTCCAAAGACCTGCTGTTGTACAAGTGAAGTAGATGTAAGAACCAATGCTAAACAAGTTTGTTGCTGCGTTAGCAGGAGTATACTTTAATAGAGTTTCTCCGGCTGTAGATGCGTCAAACGTAACTGCACTACTTGTACGACTCTCTATAATGCTACCTGTTTCATAAGCATCGCTACCTGCACAATCAAAGCTTAAAAATGCTGTACCACCAGTAGTGTCTACAGACTGAGCGTGTACAACAACCACTCCTACTGTGGCTGCAGGAAGAGTAGTAACCTGTTGCGCTCCTCCAGTAAAAGGATTGATGTTAATTCCAGCAACATAGGTAACAGTTCCAGATGTGGCTTTAGCGGTTACAGTTAAACCTTTTAAAGTTGGAAATCCACCAGTAAGGACAGAACCAGCTACGGTAAGATTTCCTGTTACAGTAGCGTTACCGCCCACAGAAGCATTGTTTGAATAAGTTGAATTTGTTGTTACAGCGCCTGTAGTGGCATTCTTTGTAATGTCCAAAAATCCGTTTTCAGAACGGACTGCACCATTAAAAGTTGAAGTACCCATATGTGTCTCCTCGTCTGGGGTTAAGTCAGTTGCACCATGCAACTGTCGGGGAATAAGTTCTTATACAACAGTTTAAAACAAAAAGAAAGGGGCGAATAAATCGCCCCCTTCAATAAATCGAACAAATGTTTGATTTGTTTACGCTGCTCCGGGCGAACCGAATACACAACGAGGATCTGAAAAGCCAAAAGAATATCTCTCTCTAGCTTTAAATCTCATGTTTCCAGTATCAAAATCTGCTTCCATATTGGTTGCAAGAGGCGAACGCTCAAACAATTTAAACCCATTTGGAGAGTCTGTTTTAATAAAGAAAGCGTCTGTATCTGTTAAGAAGTGATTAACAGTATATCCATCTGGAACCATTCCCATGTTCCGATTTGCGTTGATATCATTATCAGCGGTTCCGGGACGTAGAGTTGATTCAAGAAGACGATCAGCAATAAACTGAAGCTGTGGTGGCACAATAAGCTTCATGCCTCGTAAGGCAATAATCATATTACGCTCATCAACAAATGTTGATATACTTATCAAAGCATCTTCAAGAGATGTTTCGTTAAGGTCAGCAGCAGTTGACGGCTCGTTAGAGAAAGTTCCACCACCGTTTAGTGGGTGAACAGCCGAACAAAGCTCAACGCCATCACCACCAGTAAAACTAGAGCTAAACGCATTGTTTAGTGTAGCTGCAGCTTTTACTTGCTTTGTGTGAGCCATTGAACGAGCAAGAGCCTTTGTATAACGAGCGCCTAAACGATCATAAAGGTTATCTTCAATTGCTTCTTCAGTTAGTGCGAAAGCGAGAGCAATTGTTTCATGCGTGTAACGAGCAGTATACGCTTCGTTAGCAGAATCAAATGATACCCCTGCACCTTCAGTTTTTGTTTGAGCATTGCCAAATCCTGATAACATTACTTCTTCTTCGAATGCACGATCTGAAGTTTCTGTATCATAAATTTCTGAATGCTCGGAGTCATAGTTGTCATACTCCATTCCAAACAGGGCGTTAAGACCCGGTTCCAACTCTTTTACAAGTTGCGCTCTTGATATAGCCATATTACTGCCCCTTTACGCTAACCCAGCGCCTTTGACGCCGAATATGTGATTTTGAATAACAACTCTTACGTTTGTATGAGCCGAACCTACATCTGAATTTTCAGGATCCTCTGAAATATCAATCGCTTTTAATGGAAAAGTAGTGGCTGTTCCACCATCTGTTACTTGCAATTCAGCACCAGAAATACCAGTAGTGGTAGAACCTGCAGTAGTATAAACGATATCAAAGTTTCCAAACAAATCAGCAATTGGGAAAGCTATAGCTGCTTGAATTTCAAAAACGACCATAGGGTCATCAATGACGAAAGCAATTATATCCGCAGCAGCAGTGCTTGCAGGATAATGATTTGAAAATCTTTGCTCTCCTGTTGTGGGGTCTGTAAATGAACACCCATTAAACACACCAACGATAGGTACTGTTCCACCATCAGCGTGTACTTCTACACCACCGCCTGTAACCATAGCCACCATATCGCCTTGAAATATGCTAGTGTCATAGTTATTAGCAATTCTGTATCGGTTTTGTCCTCCAGTATAAGGGGTTCCCCCTATCCTGCTTACAGGACGCATTCCGAATGCGGCATCTTTATTTGCCATTTCTTATTACTCCTTATTATTCTGAGAGCCAAAACTCACAGAAGATTTACGTTGTGGATTTAGTTTCGGCATATTGGGATTGTTTTCACGCATCCAATCACGATCAACTGCTTCCATTTGATTTTTAGCCATTTGGCTATAATGTTCATTCCGCTGTTCTACAATTTCATTAGGTATTCGAGCTAATAAAAGCCCTCCAACGCCAATACAACCAGCGTTCTTACCTTCGTCAATTACAGGAGCGTCAAAATCTGGGTATTCATCAGCACGAACTAATTCGTAGCCTTCTCTCCGTTTTTTGTGAATATTGTTACGGTCATCAAAGTCCATAACGCTTTCACGAATCCAACGATGCTTATATCCAATCGGAGCCTCTGGAGACTCTAATGTTGATGGAGCTTTCCATTGGGCTTTTCTTTCAGTTTTTTCACGAGATACTGCCTCTCGGTTAGTTCTATCAGCCATATTTAACTCCGTTTATTTTCTAGTTTCGCTACTTCTTTAGCGTAAGTTTCCAAAGGTATTCGCATTTTGTTAGCAAATGCCACTTGCCCCGGCGATAATTGCACCGATTTCTTCCGTCCAGACTTCACAGACCGCCCATTAGGCGCAGGAGTTACGGCTTGGACGCTTGTACGTTTCTCCTGAAATTTATGAGGAAACTCAACTTTCATACGTTTGTTGATCTCCGAATAATATTCATCAGTAGAAGGATCAAACCCTTCTTCTAATACCAACTGTTCATGCACAGCTTGCGCTCCTCTTGTCATAACTTTATCAGGACCAAACCAAGAGTTTTTAGAAAGCCAAGATTGTAATTTTGGATCTTCTGGTTGAGCTTGCCTTTGAGGTTGTGGTTGAGGTTGCTGCACTTGTTGTTGCTGCTGCTGTTGCTGTTGAGCTTGCGTTCTAGCTGATTCACCTTTTTGAACTCGTAGTCTTTCTTCTTCAACAGCAAGTTTAGACATAATTTGTTGAGCTTGAGCCATCTTTTCTGAGTCGCCAGCTTCATGCGCTTGTTTATAAATTTCTTTAACTTGTGCAGATTGACTCTTAATGCGATTATCGTACTCTTTTATATAGCCTTGATCCAATTGACCTAGCTTTTGCTTTAACTGTTGATTTTCTTGTTCTTTTTGTTGTGCAAAGTTGTATGCAGCTTCAGCTTCTTCAATTGCTTGCTTTCTTTTTGCAGTTAATTGATTAATACGCTTTTTTACATTGTCGCTATATGATTCAAGCTCTTCGCCTGATTCTTCATCTCGAACATTTGTTCGGGTTGATCCAGAACTTTCTTCAGAAACTTCAACGCTTGTTCCTTCGGAAAGATCATCTTGATCTATCTCAACAGAAGTATCCTGTTCTTCTTCTACTAAATTTTGAGCTTCACTAGACATATTTATATCCCTTTGTTTACTTTATACATACGAAACGTCTGATGGGTCAAGTATTGTTGCAATAATATTGTCATCATTTATCAGACGAACCTCAAGTCCTTCCACTTTGAACCTATTTCCCGCATATCTTCCCATAAGAACCCAATTTTTCTCATCACAGTAGGCACCAGATGGGAATTTATCAGAGTCCTTATATGCGTCTGGTCCAAGCTTTACGACATAAGCAGCGACTGTAGCGAAACTTTCCTTGTCTCTTATGTCATCTGGAATAAATACGCCTCCCTTAGTTTGCTGTTTCATGTAATATGGAATAACAAGTATTCTCCAACCTGTAGGTTGCGGAAGTCTTTCGAGTGTTGAGTTTTTAAAAGTTGAAGGGTCTATAGAATTTTTTGATTCTTCTATTTTAGGAAATGCCTTTTCAACTGCTTTAGGTATAGGACTTGAAGCTCCTATAACTTTTTTCTCAGGAA